TGTAGAAATATGATTAAGAGTATAGAAAGACAGATATACAAAGAGGGAACACATATACCAGATAAGGACTCTGGGTATGATCATTTTAATGATGCCTTAGGCTATTTTATCGAATATTGTTTTCCTCTGCGTAGAGAATTTAAACCAAACAAGCCTCGTAGGTGGAGTTAATGGCGATATACGATAGAGATTTTTTAACCACAAAGCACGAACTATATAAAGCTCATTTAGATAATTGGGAATTTTATATTAGATCTTATCTTGGTGGCAGAGATTATAAAAATGGATATTACCTCCACAAATATATTTTGGAAACACCAGAGGAATACGACCAACGAGTACGATTTACTCCTGTTGATAATCATTGCCGAAATGTTGTTCAAATTTATTCCAGTTTTTTATGGCGAGTTCCACCAAGTAGGGATTTTGGCTCATTAAAAGGCGATCCTCAATTAGAGGAATTTATAAAGGATGCAGATTTAGATGGTAGAGAATTTAATAATATTATGCGTGAAATGCAAGTAAATGCGAGTATTTATGGCAACTGTTGGGCAATCGTGGATAAGCCACAAGTTAATACAAAAACAAGGGCAGATGAATTACAGCAAGGCATACGACCTTATGTTTCAATTTATACACCAGAGAATATTGTTAATTGGCATTATTCAAGGGCATTAAGTGGAAGATTTTATTTAGATTTATTAGTTGTCGTTGAAGATATTAACAAGGATAGAGCAATCATTAAGGTTTTCACACCAGAAGATATTACAACCTATGAAGTAAAGGATTATCATATCGCTTATGGCAAAAAAGAGGCAAAATTAATTGATGAAATTATTAATCCCATTAAGAAAATTCCAGCAATTAATTTATATAACCAACGATCAAGTAAAAGACCAATAGGCATTAGTGATTTATCTGATGTCGCTGAACTGCAAAAATCAATTTATAATGATTATTCAGAAAAGGAACAACTGATACGATTATCCAATCACCCTAGCTTGGTTAAAACTCCCAATGTAGAAGCGAGTGCTGGTGCTGGTAGTGTCATTGAAATACCAGAGGATATGGATAGTAATTTAAAACCCTATATTATTCAACCTAGTGGACAGAATTTAGATGGCATAATGAAATGTATTCATAATAAGATTGAAGCGATAGACAGAATTGCACATATGGGAAGTGTAAGGGCAACTGAAAGCAAGATTGCTAGTGGAATAGCTTTACAAACAGAGTTTCAATTACTCAATGCTCGATTAAGTGAAAAGGCAGATTATTTGGAAAATGCCGAAGAGGGAATATGGTCATTATTCGCATTATGGCAAAATAAAACTTGGGATGGCGAAATAAATTACCCAGATACATTTGATATAAGGGATTGGGCGAGTGATTTACAATTCCTACAACAAGCTAAAGCAAGTGGAATTAAATCTGATACCTTTACAAAGGAAATAGATAAGCAGATTGTATCGGCAGTTATAGATGATGATGAAACTATTTCTGTTATTAATAATGAAATAGATGTAGATACAACCTCCATAGGTCAATTCTCTACACCAGCAATCGAGGGTCAAGAGTTGGCAGAAGAATAGGATAATGTCTAATGGCAAGGTACGAATTTAATGAACAACTTGCAGATTTACACGAAAGGCAAATTAAGAAAACACTAGAAAACCTTGAAGATGAGATCATCTCAACCATCTCAAAAGCAACAGAAGGGGAATTAATTTCCACAAGGATCGCTATTGAATTACGCACAGATATTAAGCGACATATACAAGAGACATATTTAACAGGAGCGGATACATTAGTAAGGGATTACGATAAAATCGTTAATGAATTTTTAAATGAATTTGGTAAATTAAGAATACCTGATAAATTCAAATCATTAACAAAGGTCGATTTAGAAACCATTACTGCCCTAAAAAAACAAGCATTTTATGGTTTTGAGGACATAGCAAATAAATATTTAACAGAAATATCAGGCAATGTTTATCAGAACGCAATCGCTGGTCGTTCCTTTAAGGATATGATTAAGGACATAAAAGGTAAAATTAATGGCGAAGTAGATAGGGTTGGACGAAGTATGTCAGGTTATGCAAGTCAAATAGCACACGATTCAGTAATGCAATTTGATGGTCAATTTACAATTCATAAGGCAAAGGAAGCTGGGTTAAAACATTTTAAATATACAGGCACGATTGTTGGAACAACCAGAGATTTTTGTAGGCGACATATCGGAAGAACTTATAATGAAAAACAAATAAGAGCAATATGGACAGGAAATTGGGGTGGTAAATCTAGTGGCGATCCATTTGTTGTAAGAGGTGGTTATCGCTGTCGCCATACTTGGTTGCCTGTTGACAAAGATTGGGATATAAGAGATATAACTTAAAAGGAGTAATATAATGGCTGATGAAGTTGTTAAAACAGAAGAAAAAATGGAACAAGTAAAAGAAGAAGTAAAGGACACACCACAAGAAGAGCAAACAGAGGATGCTGTAAGCTATTCCCAAGAACAAGTTGAGGATTTAATTTCAAGACGAATATCAAAGGAAAAAGAAAAATTATATAAACAGTTGGGAACAAATGACTTGAAAATAGCCAAATCTGCATTGGAGGAAAAAAAGGAATTAGAGAAACAAAAACAAATTCAAAAGGGCGATTTTGAAAAAATATTAAAACAACAAGCAGAGGAATCAACTTCAAAGATTAATGATTTATCAAGACAATTACAACAACTAAAGATCAATGACGCATTAATCGGTAGTGCCTCAAAGCACAAGGCAGTTAATGTAGATCAAGTTGTTAAATTATTAAAATCAGATATATCTTTAAATGATGATGGGGTTGTTGAAGTTCTTGCAAATAATGGGACACCTCGCTATAATGGAACAGGGGAACTTTTAACTGTTGATGAATATGTCAACGAGTTTCTTACTTTAAATCCTCACTTCGTAAATGCTACCCCAGCTGGTAGTGGAAGTGTGGGAAATACTGCTCGGCCATCTCCTTCAAAGCCGTTAAACTTGGGTGATCTGGATATGACAAAACAATCTGATAAAGAACTTTATCGAGAGTATCGTAAGGAAAGGGATTCCAAACCGACTGTCATAAACTTAACCAAATAGCTTAAAGGAGTAAATTATGGCTAACGAGACGACTAGTTCGACGATAAGCGAACTGTATCACGAAATCATAGCCGAAGCTTTATTTGTAGCGAGTGAGCAATCTATAATGCGTGGATTGGTAAAAAACTATGCGATTACTGGACAAGGTAAAAGTGTAGAAGTTCCAATTTATGCTACTGTGAGTGCTGCCGCTGTGAGTGAGGCAACTGATTTATCTAATACTGCAATTAATCCTACTTCTGTTACTATAACAGCAAGTGAAATTGGAATTATGACTACATTAACTGATTTAGCTAGAAATAGTGCGTCAAGAAATGTTGGAGCAGATATTGGTAAATTGTTCGGTGAATCGATTGCAAAAAAAATAGACACAGATCTAACTGCATTATTTGATGGTTTTTCAACAAGTGTGGGCGGTGCTGGAACTGAACTAACTATAGCAAAAATATTTGAAGCTGTGGCAACTTTACGACAAAGTGGAGTGCCTGGACCATATTATGGCGTGTTCAATCCAAAAGTGATTTACAATGTTAAAAAATCTTTAACAAATACTTTTGTAAATCCTAATGCTGGAGATCTACAAAATGAAGCGATGAAAACTGGCTTTATAGGTCAAATCGCAGGAGTCCAAATATTTGAAACTTCAAATGTTGATGGAACAACCGACACAGATAATTGTAAAGGTGGAATCTTCTCACAAGATGCTTTAGGACTTGCTATGATGCAGGACTTAAAACTTGAAACTCAAAGAGATGCGAGTTTGAGAGCAGATGAAATCGTTGCAACTGCTGTTTATGGTGTAAGCGAATTACACGATTCTTATGGTATTGAAATGCTAAACGAATCAGTAATTAACTAAAATTAATTAATTAGAGGGGGTTAATCCCCCTCTTACAAATGAGGATTTTATGGCAATAGATTCAAATATAATGAAAAGTAATAAGGCAGGTAATACAGAAATGATTAAGCTACAACGAGGCGATAAGATT